GATGGATACTAAGATATTCCGTATATACGGCCCGCCCGGAACCGGTAAGACTACAGCCCTGCTTAACAAAGTGGACGAAGCCCTGTCTTCCGGCGTCAACCCTGCCCATATCGGCTACTTTGCCTTCACCCGCCAAGCGGCTAACGAAGCCAGCGAACGCGCCTGCACACGCTTCAACTTTGAGCCCGCACAACTGCCGTGGTTCCGCACCCTGCACAGTTTTGCCCTAAAGCTGTCCGGTATTCGCCAAGAACAGGTCATGCAACCAGAGCATTACAAAGAGTTAGGTCACGCTATCGGCCACGACCTTGTGGTGGACAGCCGGTCAATCAGCGGCGAGGAAGTGTTCGACCTGAACAAAAACAACAACCCCATCATCAGCCTGCTCAATCTGGCACGGCTACGCAAAATTGATTTGCGGCAACAATATGACGAAAGCGAACTGGACATTGAGTGGAGCACCGTCAAATATGTATCCGACTGCATGATGGAATATAAAAATAGGTTCAGCCTCTACGACTTTACCGATATGCTAGAGGTGTTTGTCCGTGACGGCGCAGGGTTTTGTCCCCGTCTTGCTATCACCTTCATTGACGAAGCGCAGGACTTATCACCCCTACAGTGGGATGTAGCCCATGTGCTAGAGCAGCACTCCGACCGCATCTACTGCGCGGGCGATGACGATCAAGCTATCTACCGCTGGGCAGGTGCCGATGTCGAACACTTTATCGGCCTCAATGGCGGCTACGAAGTGCTTGAGCAGTCCTACCGTGTGCCAGCCTCTGTCCATCCAATGGCAGAGCGCATTGCAAAACGCATCAAACGCCGCGTACCAAAGACCTACCTGCCACGCGAAGAAGCAGGCAAAGTGCAACGCATCCCTAGCACCGGATATATAGATTTTGCGGAGGGTTCGTGGCTCGTGCTGGCTCAAGCCGGTTATTTTCTTGATGCCGCTACCGAAGACTTAAAAAGCCGCGGTTTTCTGTTTAGTCGTAATGGAAGACGGTCTATCTCAGAGAAACTGAGCGAGGCCATCAACGGCTGGGAACAACTGAGAAAAGGCAAGAGAATTACGGGCGAGGCCGCACGAGCCATCTACAGTTATATGTCAGTCAATGACAGAGTCAAGCGCGGATTTAAGAAACTGCCCGCCCTAGATGATGACGAAACCGTAAGCCTTGAAGAACTGACCGCGAACCACGGCCTTCTAGCCACCATCGACATGATATGGCACGAGGCTATGGATAAAATGCCAAGCGGCGAAAGAGCATACATCACGGCACTTTTGCGGCGCGGAGAAAAGTTTAATGCCATACCCCGCATAAATCTGTCCACGATCCACGGCTCTAAGGGCGGGGAAGCCGACAATGTCGTTCTATATACCGATCTATCACCGGCGGCATCAAAGGCCGCTGAGACGGCTCCAGACGACCTGCATAGGGTGTTCTATGTCGGCGTTACACGCACCAAGCAAAACTTGTTTCTGGTGGAGCCGGAGGATATGAATAGGAGTTACTGGATATGACGCAGTCCTTAAAAGAAAAATGGTGGCAGTTCCACAAACAAAACCCCCATGTTTACGAACTGTTTGAGCAGTTTACTTTTCAAGTAATTAACGCGGGCTTTGAAAATTATTCTGCCAATGCAGTGTTTGAAAGAATACGGTGGCACACAGACATCGAAACTAAAAGCAACGGTGGGTTCAAATTAAGTAACAATCACCGCGCTTACTATGCTAGGTATTTTCATCACCTTAATCCAGAATATGACGGGTTTTTCAGAACCAAATCCATAAGTGAGCATTGGAATGGTTAGGGTTATAACAAACATTCTAATCTTCCTGAAACTGCCCCTGCAAATAATTCTGGGTGCATACATATCCTTCGTCCTGATAGCAATGACCATTGCTTACTATGAACACAAAAAGAATGAGGCATCACATGAAGCGCGACCAACTATTACACAAAGCTGAAGAACTGATTAACGGCGACCGCGCCAAAGAATATGGCGATGCCAAAAAAAACTTTGATGACATAGCCAAGCTGTGGTCTGTCGTGCTCGAAGTAGAAATCACGCCTCAACAGATGGCGTTGTGCATGATTATGGTGAAGGCCGCACGGCTGATGAAAACCGACCATGAAGATAGCTGGATCGACATTGCAGGATATGCGGCACTAGGCGGAGAAAAATAATGGCACTACAGATGACAATGTTCGGCCCGAAAAGCGAATGGGTTCCGCCAGCAGAACTGCCCGACATCTTCGATGCCAAGCAAATCGCAATAGATGTCGAGACCCGCGACCCAAACATCAAGACCAACGGGCCCGGATGGCCTAGTGGTGATGGTGAGGTGGTGGGCTACGCTATAGCCGTGGCAGACTGGGCTGGATATATCCCCATCCGTCATCTAGGTGGCGGCAATCTGGACGAGCGCATTGTCAACAAATGGCTGAAGAAAGTATTTGAGTGCCCTGCCGACAAGATCATGCACAACGCGCAATATGATGCGGGCTGGATTAAGCGCATGGGCTTCACGCTCAATGGCCGCATTATCGACACAATGCTTATTGCGTCCCTGCTAGACGAAAACCGTTTCAGCTACAGCCTGAACAGCCTCTGTTACGACCTGCTTGGCAAAATTAAGACAGAGAAGACGCTACAGGAAGCTGCCAGAGAGTTTGGCCTCGACCCCAAAGCAGAGATGTGGAAGATGCCCGCTATGTATGTCGGGCCGTATGCACAGAACGACGCGGAGATCACGCTTGATCTATGGAACTATCTGGCTACGCAACTGACCAAAGAAGACCTCTGGCCTATCGCTAACCTCGAATTAAAACTTCTGCCGTGCCTGATTGACATGACTTGGCGCGGCGTCCGCGTTGACCAAGACCGCGTCGAGCGCACCAGAAATCACCTTATCAAGCAGGAAAAAGAAATCCTGAAGCAGATTAAATCTGTAGCAGGCGGCGATGTGGAACTGTGGGCGGCGGCATCTATCGCTAAAGCTTTCGATAAATTAAGCATCCCCTATCCAAAAACAGAAAAGGGCGCACCGTCATTTACCAAAGCGTTCCTGACCGACCACCCGCATGAACTGGCGCAGTTAATCGTTAAAGCCCGCAACCTGAATAAAACCAGCGGCACATTTATTAACACCATTATGAAGCACTGCCACAACGATGGCCGCATTCACGCCCACATTAACCAAATCCGCTCTGACGATGGCGGCACGGTATCGGGGCGCATATCCATGTCAAACCCCAATTTGCAACAAATCCCTGCCCGCGACCCAGAACTTGGCCCGATGATCCGTAGCCTGTTTCTGCCGGAAGAAGGCGAACAGTGGGCGGCGATTGATTTCTCGCAACAGGAACCACGCATCTTGGTGCATTACTCATATGTCTATGGCAAAGCCCGTGGCAAACAGATGGCGGGCGTGGAAGAATTTGTCGATGCCTACCGCAACGACCCAGATATGGACTTCCACACAATGGTGGCGGAAATGGCTAACATCCCGCGTAAGCAAGCCAAGACCATCAATCTGGGCATGATGTATGGTATGGGCGTGAACAAACTGTCCGACCAACTAGATATTGATGTAGATGAAGCCAAAGGCCTTGTCCGGCAGTATCACGACCGCGTCCCGTTCGTCAAAGGCCTGATGAATGGCGTCCAAAATCGGCTCAACGACCGCGGCTCAAGCGGCTCTATCCGCTCTATACTGGGCAGAAAGTGCCGTTTTGACCTCTGGGAGCCCGACACATTCGCCATGAACAAGGCTCTCCCCTACCAAGATGCCGTCAAAGAATACGGTGAAACCACCCGCCTGAAGCGGGCATACACCTATAAAGCCCTGAACAGGCTTATCCAAGCGTCCGCCGCGGACATGACAAAGCAGGCGATGGTGAATATTTATGAACAGGGGCGCATCCCGCTCATTCAAATCCACGATGAAATCGCAATTTCTGTGAAAAATCGTGAAGATGCCAATGGTATTGCCAACATTATGGAAAATGCTGTACCATTAGAGATACCCAGCAAGTGTGATGTCGAGATCGGCCCAAGCTGGGGAGAGGCGGAATAATATGTCAGCAGGTTTTGGAGTCCCTTGGATCGACGCATTTCAGATAGGTCTGATGCTGATTATTATTTACCAACTCAAAAGTAAGTAACCTTATTCATTTCCTCCCCAACTGACCCCGCTTCGGCGGGGTCTTTTTGCTTGCCATAATACAATATCTCCTATATATTCGCTTACAGAACACAATATATTGGGATAAATTTAATGGATATCACCAAATGGAAGTCTGTTCTCGTGCCTATAGAGGTCTACGAGCAGATAAAGACAATCGCAAAAGCAGAAGGCCGCACAATCAGCGGCCAACTTCGCATTATGTGGGAAGTCTACAAAGAAGTCCGCATCGACCAACTAAAAAATAAGTAGTCAGCTACTATATGTAGTTGACTACTTTTTTTACC